TCTTGACCTGCTACAGGAAAGTTTTCGTTAATACCTAAATGGTTAATGCTACTCACGGTAATTTTTCTCCAATCTGCGGAAATGCAAGGTATTTATCCTCTATCTCTCCGTCTAAAATATCTATTATATATCTATCACTTTCAAAGTCTAACTGTTTAAAATCAAATCCATTTGCTCGTATTTTTGCTGTAATACTTAGTGCTCTGCCTGGTTTGGCAAAACATAATATTAATGCTTTTGTATAACCTAATTCGTAAGTTGATGTATCTTGGATACTACGCATCCACAACGGTAAAAACTCTCTATCACGATCGCCGATAATTTTAATTCGATCTCTCATATTTTTAACACCATTTGGAAATATTCGTTGATGATCTGCATCACTGGCAAATGGTATATCACTGTCGACGCTGATAGCATCGTAACTAATTAGTACTTTACTTTCTATGTTGTCTTTTAATTGTATTGTGTCGCTGATACTAACGCCATTTTTTTCATATTCGTCTTTTACATCTACATATACAACTTCATAAACGGTTTCTTGTGTAATAGGATCTTTTGCTTTTGCAACTTTTACATCATTAAATAAAAACCTCTTACGATAATGATTCCTACTCATAGCCTGAACATAGTTTACGGCATTTGTGCTTTCTATGCCAGCATATATCAATACTTTTAAATTACTTTGTACACTGAAGTTTGGATCACCGTATCTATACAAATCATTGGGATCGAAGATTTCGTTGTTTGTGATAAATCCAATCCAGTCTAATCGCTTGCTCTTAGGTTGAAGAGCGGTAGCATATAGATTCGCAAATGTTTTTTGATTATCTGATACTACGGTTACGGTAAAATCTCTCAGAGATTCTGCAAACTGTGCATAGTCTCTTGCTCTAACCGTGAATGTAAAAGTTTTATCAAACAGTGTATTACTGCCGTCAAATGTTACATTAAAATTGAAACTACCACTTGAATCTTCTAAACTGCTGTCACGCTCGTAAAATCTTGTTAATCCTGTGTTATCACTATCAGCAAACTGTCTTACCTTACCTACAATCTCTCCTGTAGGTAGAAAGGTTAATCCGGGAGGTAGTTCACCACTGACTAAATCATATACTACCTTTCCACCGTAGATTGTACTAGTTGCTTCTACAAACAGTTTACTAGGTTGGTTTGGTTTAATAGTTCCTCGATCACTAGGAGAAATCCAAGTAATAGCACTTTCTATTTCACCTATAACATCTATACTAAATGTACGATCTACAGTACTAACACCTAATGACCAAAACTCATTCTCTGCAGGAAACTGGTTTTGATTTTCTTTTAGTGCAATGTAAATTAAACCGTTGTATCTTACTGCTTGTGTTGGTTGATATCGTGTTGCAAAATTCCAATCTCCAACTAGTGTATAATTTTCATCGGCTAAATCTGCAGGAAAGTTTACCGCTGTTATTGTAAAGTTATAGGTTTTTGTAACTGCTGCTTGATAAGGCACTGATCCTGCAATATCACCAGTTGTGCTATCTAAAGTCATTCCAGGAGGTAGTTCACTAACAGTTGCATCAGGATTTACTGTATTAAAAAAGTATCCTATAGTACCAGGCAAACTTGGAGGATCATAAACATCGAGTTGAATTGTAACATAGTTGTTGGCACGAAAACGCCCTAGATAACTATCTGTAATCCAAAAAGGAACTCTATTACCGTCACTGTCCGCTTGGAATAGGTTAGTATCAACCTGTACAATATTGTTGTCTGATCTCAAAAACTCTTCTGTAACAACATAAATCTTAAAAGTTCTTGATTCAGTGTTTACACCATCTGTAACACCTATAGTAAATGTATAAATTCTGCTTAGTCTTTTAGGTACCTGACTAGGTTCGTTATAATCGTAGGTTTGAAGATCATAGAAAAATGTATCAAATCCGTTGGTGTTTACATTGCCAATGTCTAGAGGTATTGTATCAAAAGTGTGTGTATCATATGCACCTGTATTTCCAGCTTGTTCTACAATAGAAAATATAGGACTGGTAAATCCGCTTATTATTCCTGTGCTCGACAAACTTAATCCTGGAGGTAATTCTCCTGTGTTCGGTACTAGATAAAACTGTAGATTATCTCCTGCAATTAAATCAGGATCTGTAGCAGATATTTGAAAGTTTACAGGAGCATTATCTAAAATAAAATATGCATCACCGTTGCCTACATTTAAAAATCCTTCGGGTGTTAAAATCTCTGGAGCATCGGCACCGTCTACACTTAAACTAAATGTGCGATCTTTTTTATCGACACCGTCTGTTGCTCTAACGACAAAACGACTTTCTGTAAACCGACGGACTTCAGTGGGCGATCCAACTATATTGTTTCCGCTGATTCTCAGTCCACGAGGTAAGCCTCCAGCAATAATCGAATAAGTTACATCACCAAGATTGCTTACAGCACTTAATGGTACTGTTATCGTGTTTCTTTCTGTTAGAATGCCCAAGCTTCCTGATGGCGTATTCCAAGTAACAGCCATTGACCCTCCTTAGGACAGTGTTCCGAGATCTAAATCAACCCTACTTGGTAACTGTATGGTACCAAAATCTACATTAGCGGCTGCGAGAGACAGTTGAGTAGTGTCTGTAAAATCCCCATTTATAGGACCAAAATCGTAGGTTTGTAGTATTTCAGTAACAGGTATAACAGTCTTGAACAATACGCTACTACCGTTTGTGGTTACTTCGATGTCTTTGGTGTTTTTGTAAGATCCTGGTGCTTGTTGTCCTTGGAGAGTAATTTGATCGTATACACTTGCTCGCACATTACCGCTGTCTGTATCGATTCTGGTAAATGCATCGGGCTGTGTGCTATTAATGATGATACTGTTGTCTAGTTCTTCTAGTTGAATTTTTGTGCCACTGGCTAAATTTCTAAACTGTAGTACACCGCCATCATTATCTTTATAAACACCTGCACCTGCTTCACCTAAATTTGTGCCAGTTACAGTTAATTGTGCTCCTAGTTCTGCGAAGTTGGCATTAACTTTCTCAAATGCGGTGCGTAGATCGTCGCCTAGCCCGTCATTTACTCTGTTGCCGATGTTTATTGTTTGGATTGCCATTTACACGCTCTCTTTATATTATTTATAGTAAGGAAGATATACTATCTCCCCGTCAAGTTTAATTTCTACCCAGCCTTCTATATTAGTTGCATCAATTGGTAACGAACTATCACCATGTTTGGTTATCTCAAATTCGCCATCAACAGATAAAGTTCCTGTCACATTTAATGCTTGATCTATGACTACGGCACTGCTGTCCGTTGTAGTAAGTGTGCTACCTGTAAATTCAAAAGCACCTAAATTAAGTCCTCCTGAATCTAAGCCTAATGCAGTGTATAAATCTGTAAAATTTTCATTTATCTTATTAAAAGCAGAGCGTAGGCTATCACCAGTTCTATCGTTTGCACTGGTGCCTATGTTAATTGATTGTTTTGCCATTTATCGCCCCTTAACTACCAAAACTTGTTAATGCTACTTTTTTCCACGCTCCGGTGGTAGGGGTTTTAACCCAAATATAATCATCATCTACTCTAATCTCACCACTCTCGCCAGCGGCAAATTCACTTCCAGGAGTAGTTCCGTTAGGAGCGATCTTACCAGTAACTGTACTTGTAGCACCATCTATGATAACTGTTGAGTCATCACCAAATACACTGCCTTTAATATCTATTTGTGCAGTGCCTTGTAGATATTCAGCGTGTATAACGCCTTCAGTACCGTCTATTAATCTAGTACTGTTATCAGCAAAAACACTACCAGACAAATCGCCTGTGACATTTCCTTGAACATTGCCTATAAGTGTTGTAGCATAAATGTTTCTATATGTATTATCTACTCGTCCTATATCGTCAGAGCCATTATTAAACGGCCAATGTTCGCCTATTCTTGCTAGACCGTTTACAGACAGGTTATTTGTTGTTACACTATCTGTAGAAACAGAAGCATTTTCAACAATGCCAACAATCTTACTTTCAACAGCGTCCACCAGTTTGGTACTATCATCTCCGAACACTGATCCTTTAACATCGCCTGTATGGAATCCTGTAGAATTTCCTGTTAGATCACCTACAACATTTATAGTTGCAGTGCCCTGTAAATACTGTGCAAGAATAACACCATCGACACTATCGACTAATAGTGTACTGTCGTTTGCAAATACACTACCGGTAATATCTGTTTCTTGATTGAAACTAAAAGTTATTGAGTCGTTTATAGGATCAGTTGTAACTGTAATACCTGTACCGCTGATTAATGTTAATATATCATTAGTTGTGTCAGCAATAACATCATTAACGCCTAATGTGTCTCCAGATAGTCTAATTCTTTGGAAGGCCGCCTGCGCTGGTGCTGTGTTAACGACGTTTGCAATACCGGTTGCAGTATCAATGTTAACTGTTATACCAAAACCACCTTCTACACTTAAAATACCCGTGTTGGTTAGTGTAATATTTCCTGTGCTAGTATCTACAGCAATACCAGCTCCAACTGTTCTTCCCGCAGGCAGTGTTGATGAATTTGCAACACTTAGTACACCGGTATTACCTACAGTAACAGCCCCTGTAGAACCGCTAACGCTTATACCGCTACCAGATAATAAACTAGTAACACCTGTGTTGTCTATAGTAATACTTTCAGCAGCTGAATCTGTACTCAACTGTATTGCTGTACCGCTGATTAAATTAAGGGTGTCTATAAACTCGTCGGCTTCTATACGATTACCGTTGTCAATTTCCACACTTTTAAAGAATGTTTTATTAGGATCTATAATTAATTCACCAGCAACGGTAGAATTTGAAGGAAGGTCTATGGTATTATCTATTCCTCTAATTTGTGCTGATTCTACCCATATGCCGTTATTTTCATCAAGTTCGTTATCAGCATACCCGGCTATATAAATTTCTTTCCATCTATAAGATTCTTTACCGAGAGTGTACGCATTGTCAACCGCAGGAGCAACATCGTCATATAATGCTGCAAAGTTTACCACCTGTGTACTACCGTCTGCTTGAATAGTAGCATACAATTCGTTAAAGTTTTGATTTATGTCCTGGAAGGCTTCTTCTACATTACTCCATAGTAGTGGAGGATATCCAGGGCTTATATTTCTTGGTGCTCCACTCATTATGATCTCCCTACCGCTACTTCGATTATACCATCATTTTCTGAATCATAGTCTTCCAATGCTTTTCCTATTATTGTACCTGTTTTAGCATCACCTAATACTGCACACGCAACACCCGCTATTTCGCTTGTGGTAATAAGGTCGCCTTTTTGTATTTTTCCTATAACCTTAACAGGCACACGCCCTTGTAGTGCTATAAGATTTTTCAATCCAGGACAAGCACCGTACATACTGTATGCAGCGTTGTCACTTACGACTCCAGCAACTTTTGTATCTGCATATTTTGTTGTAGTAGTAACTTCTTTGTCACCACCGAATATTAAAACAGTTCCTACATCGTACTCTTGGTCGCCTTCGTAGTATTCTGCAAGATCAGCACTATATGTTGCTTCGAATCTACTAGTACCTACTAGACTCCATCTACCAGTCACCGTACCAGTAGTTGTTTGCCCACCTGTAGTTATTGCAGTTGTAGTAATTTGCGAACAAGATATCGGAGCAGGATTACTACCGTTTTGTGTTTGGAATTCGTGACTGTCATTTCTATACTGATTTTTCCTTTCGCTTGCATTGTCGCCATTAGATAATACAAGCCCTCCAACTCCGTCCCAAGCAAATACTTCAATAAAACCACTTAATCCGTCAACTGAAGTCTCACTATCTAAAACAACATTAGTATCAATAACTACTTGACTAAAGGATGCTATTCTAGCACCAAAGTCACCTTGAGAATCTCTAGTAATAATTTTATTATTATCTGAAATCCCGCCGTATGCACTTGAGCTTTCTATAATAGAGTAATCACCATCGAGTGCAAAACTTCCTGAACTATTTCTTCTTATAAATCCAGTTGAACTAAACTGTGATTTTTTAAGTGCTCCTCCGTCGTTAACAACGGTGGTATATAATACTGCATCCACATTTCCTAATGTCAACGAGTTATTGGCCAAAACACTTTTACCTGTTATTTGTTCAATTTTTTCTACAACAATACCGTTATCTTTGACAGTTAACCAACCATTAGTGCTAGTAAATTGCGCACTGTCAAAACTTGCAAGCCCGAGGTCTGCTTGTGCAATACCAGTAGCATTTGCTCTAGTTGTGGCAGCATTCATTGCTAGTTTACTTTGTACAATAGCCGCATCTGATTTGACATCTGCGTTTATGATTGTATCTGGATTAATTTGTATATCGATAGTATGTGCAGTAGAATCTATATCAAAACTAACATCGCCGACTACTGTAGCATTTTGTATAGTATTACCAACGCCGCTCATCACAAGAATGTCATTGGATTCTACTTCATCAATATCAAAATCTTGGAAATTATCTATAGTTAAACTTCTCAAGTTTACTGCATCTTGTGCATTCGTAGCATCTGCAACAGTGATAATCTTGTTATCACCAAGATCCATTATATTCTTCATGGCTAACTGACCATCGAGAGCCATGAAACCACCGCTAAATGGTGGTATTATTTCAGCATCTGCTACAATCTGTCCTGTGTGTGAAATACCTAATCGTTTTTCGAGGTATATTCGAGTAGCGTTCTCTGTTGGTACTGTGTCAACAGCATTGTCTGAGAACGTACTATCTACAGAGAATTCAGCAACCGGAACGCCTCGCTTAAATCCTAGACCATCCAAGTTCGAAAGTGCAATGCTGGCCGCAAATGTTACTGTACCTGTACCTTGGTCTACCTTAAAGTAAGGACCTACTTTGAAGTTACCAAACTGATCTGTAGTAACAAAGAATACACGCCCAACATCTCGTTCTTCAACTTCTTTTGCTTCATCAAACACATTAACAGGTGATCCGTATATTTCATTAGGATAGTTAGTATCAGCATAGCTACCAGTTCCGATTTCTAATAAATCGTGAGACGTAACTCTCACTAATGAAATACGAATTGTCAATGTTCCTTTCGAACCGATAGATCGTATAGGGACACCAGATTTAACAGTATATGAACTATCAAAATTTATGATAGAATCTTCTAAAACTCGATTTAATGTAATTCTAGCATATGGTTCAGAGATATCCGCTTCTGATTCGTATTGATCAATAACATACTCTTCACCTTTAAATACAAATCTCGAATTAGGAATTCTAGCCCTTTCTTCTGGAGCAACCGGTACGACTGCAAAATTATCATCACCAGCTCTACCTGTAACTAAGCCAAAACTATGAGTTCCGCTTTGTGTTCCGCTAGTAGATATTGCAATCGCTCCTACCAATCCGGAAGGTATAGTACTAATAGTAAATGTATTTGCTGTTGGTGTACTAAAAATAAAATAGTTTCTACTCTCATTCATACCGGTAGGTAAACTACCTGTGGTTTCAAAAGCTATAACATCACCTATATTTAAACTGTGTGCTCCAACGGTTGTAAATAGTGCTGTTGTTGCAATTGATATAGTTACATCAGTAGTAGCACCTACAAATTCTCCAGGTTGGTATATTGTTAAATCGACATAGTTGTAGTTTTCCCTCAAGTTAGTTTGAGTTAATCCCACCATACTGTATCGAATTATTCCAGTTCCTATATTGGTTATTTCTAACGGATTACCGTTTCGTTGTGCAGAAATTTGGAAAGTAAAGTCGGTTAATCCGTCCTCGACAACATAATAAGTTACTCCCGCCTCTAATCCTTCTGGCAAGTCAGCAGCTAGTCCTGTACTAGATGTAAAATTGATAGTATAACCAATCAACAACTCATGTGGTTTAATAAACTGTAGACTACCAGCACCTACGGTTACAGGAGTTCCACTAATATCAACAACATTGAACTCGTCATAATCTGCAACATCACCTACATAATAAGATGTATTAGGAGATAACCCACTAGAACCGACATTGGAAGTTGTTTTAATTTCATCACCTTGTCGTAGCCCATGTCTTTCACTGGCAACTACATTTGATGAACCATCCGAGTTAACAGTTATAAGGACAGCAAATTCTCCCGGATCGCCCGTAGTAACTTGAAGATCATAATCAGGATTAACAGGATCGGTATATGAGGTAAATTGAATAACACGATATACTTCTGTGCTTTCATTAAATACAAGTCCTGTACTAGGACGAACAGCAACATCTTCTAACCCGCCTGTTAAAATAATAGTACTGTTCAATCTTAGTGTTAGTTTTTCCCCGTCTGGAATCTCAGCAAATAATCCATCAAAGTTACCAGTAGAATCACTAGTTAAATTTAATCTAACAACACCTGCAGGCAGACCGTCTGTGGTTATAGAGGTCACAGGATACCTAAATATTCGATTACCGTGATCAACTTCTAACTCTGAATTAGGTAATGGCTCATAATCGTAATCTGTAACAAATATTGTTAAACCGCCCGGAGCGTTTATAAAAGTACCTCCAGGATTAAAACATTTAACACTTTGTGATAAATCGTAATAAAGATCAGTAGGTGTTGGAATTTCTAATGGATCTGCGCCTTCTGCTACAAGAGCATAGTTACCGTGAGCACTAGAACCTCCTATTGATCTTATTTGACCGCCTGTGGTTGCATAGTAACTAATGTGATTGTAGTAAGTAAACATTGACACAGCTTCTGTTAACCCGCCGTTAGCAACTACTAATCCGTATCCTAAATCATTTACCTGTGTAAAATCGTTTGACAACATACTTCTGTTACCAGGCATAAGAACTTCATATAATCTTTGATAAGTGTGTGTGCCACTACCGGCACCGGTAGTTACCACAGGAATATCTGTCCCAAATACTTCAGTAATTTGGAAAGAGTTTGGAGTGAGTCCGCCGCCTAATACATAATAATCTTTTTCAGAACTTAATCCTGTAGGTAATGTTCCTGTACTAGAAAATTTAATAGTAGCACCAGCTTGCAACCCGTGATCAGCTTTTGTAATCACAGCCGGGTCACCAACAGAAATTGTACAAGTTTGAGAACCCGGAGTTTCTGTAAACGGGGCAGTTTCGTCTAATACAAATGTAGCAGAACTTCCATTTGGATCATAAACAAAATCTCGCACATAGTTAATTCTATAGACTTGATCGTCAACAATAAAGCTAGCTGGTAACTCTGGGAATCTATCTAATCCGCTAACTCCTATTCTAGTTGTAGTTGCTGATGATTCATGAAAAAACTGTAAATTTCCAGTAAATCCGTCTACATACATACCACCTGCAAATATTTGGCTATCTATACTCTTTGAAAAACATGCAGATTCTTGACAGTACGGAGATTTAGCAAGTATCTGACCTTGCGGGTCGAGAACCATCATAAAACCGCCATGTCCTTGACACGTAATTGCTCGAATAATTACAGCATCATTACACAAGAAAATATCAAGATCTTCATTGTCTTTTGGATAGTTTACACTACCCGAATCTTCTAAGACATCTATTAGTGCGTCAAATAACTCGCCGAGTACAGTCTCTGATCCAGTTTCTGCAATAAATGCTGGATCTATAATTTGTGAAAAGTTGGGATTAAATACTGGATCAATTTCAGTATTACTTATAATGTTTAAAACTAATGTTTCAAGATGACTAATAGCAGCAACTGTTTCTGATAGCTGAGTAGTAATAGCAATCAATCCGCTGGCATTCTGTCTATATTTTAAACCAGCACTGATAGTCCTATTGTATTCTCCGTATCTAAGATCAAATACCATTGCATCGATTATTAATCCAACATCTCTTCTACATAACTCTTCATTATATTCAAACGAATCAGTAAACGGTGCTGTATTAGTTTCGATTTGATTCGAAATCCAAGATATAACTTCGTTTTGTAAAAACTCTTTATTAACAGATATTAAAGCCGCTGCCGAAGTATAATCACCTCGATTGTTTACTTTGGGATAAACTGGATCAGAACTGTCGGATAAATAATGGTGGCCAAAAACTCTATTAGTAATTTGAATTAAATCGCCATCTCTAGCTTCTAACTCCCAATTATCTAATAATCCATCGTAAGTCCACTGAGACGATTGCGCAGATCCTATGGTTAGGTCTCTTCTAAATTTTTGAAATGCCCACGGTGAACTTGATGTACCTGGTCTTGGTCTAACAATAGTTCTACGGAATTCGTCACCAATGATAGCAACATTAGCTGGGACTTTTAACGGAAGATTTTCTTCGTAAATACCAGCTTCTACAAATACAGCTATTTGTTGAACCTTGGCTCTATCGCCGTAGGATATAACTTCGTCTTCTATAAATTTTCCAGATATAATATCAACATCGAAAATCTCATTTCCGTCACTGTCTAGACTTCCGTCGTGTGCAAGTATCTGTGCAAGAGCACCTGATGATTCGCCTCTTAAAAATAAACCTTCTCTAATATCCCTACCACGAATGGCTTCGGGAGTGTCGGTGGTAACATCACCTGTAAAATCAGTTCTAAATCCTTCTGTTTTAATTAAGAATCTAGGTAAATCAACCGTAAGAGACGGCAACAATGTAAATCCTGAACCAGGATCGGTGATAACAATATCGGATATTGCACCTGCCGATACAACTGCGGTACCAAATGCTGAAACTACTCCGACGTCGCCAGGATCCGGTATAATTCTTACTGAAACTAAACTGTATCCGGTACCACCGTTTGTAATATTAACACTAGCGACCTTGTATGTAACGTTAAAAATAGCCCCTAATCCGAGTACACTATCGGATGTGCTTGTTACATTTACAGAACCAGGTAATGACGAATAAAGTCCAGAACTAATAATTCTAAAACTAGAAATGGCTCCAGGAGTGGATACTGTTGATAATACTTCTATAGTTGTTGCTGAACCTGTCCCGCCCACGAGAGAAACAATATCACCAACTCGATAGTTTGTTCCACCGTTGACTAATGTTACATTATCGACACTCATCCTTACAGAACCAGCAAATCCAGTACCGGAAGTCGGCGATGAAGCAATAGTTGTTAATGTAGCAATACTAGCTCCATTGTTGTATGTTAAAACTTTCTTATAAGGGCCGATTTCTAACTGCGATTCTAATACAATTTCTTCTGCTCGCTTTAAAGCGGCTTCTATAGTTTTATAAGCATATGCTAACGCACGGCCTTGCAACTCTGCACTAATCCCAGCACGATCGTCTTGTCCGCTCTTTGCAACGTATAAGTTTACACTACTACCAAATGCCGAGTTGTCAACATATCTTTTTGTTGCTGCAACAAAACCTCCGTACACTACATCGTCAGAATCTTCAGGATCTCTTGAAAGAACTAACGGCCCGGTCATTCTACCATATGCTTCGTTAGCAACCCCAGTTGCAGGATCTATAGCTTCAACTCCCGCAAGACTTATTTTAGAATCTGCATATCCCTTATTAACAACTAATCTATCTGGATTTGCTGACGATATTCCATGAACATTAGTTAAATCATTTATTGAATCCGATACTTCGGATTCAGATCTAATATCAGGGAGGTTACCTATAATATTTCTCCCGGCAGCACTGAAAGCATTTAACGGACCTCCTAAACTAGGACTTGGATCCCCGCCGACATCTGCAAACTGAGAATTGATAACAATTTCATTTTGATTTGATGTTTGATCAACAGAAACTCCTGTCCCACCAACTAGTTGTTTAAAAACAACACCGTCGGTAGTTTGGTTAACAGCTAAAATACCATTATCGCTGCCGATAAAAGTTTCGGGAGTATCATCTAAGCCAATGAATGTTAATCGTTCACCTAGTCCTAGGGAACTGTATAATTCTCTAAAGTTATCATTAACCTTACGAAAGGAATCTCTAATGCTATCACCGGTGCCATCATTGCCGATTGCACCGATATCAATAATTTTTCTTGCCATGGTAGTCCTATCTGATCATTTAGTATAGTATTTATCTAGTATTTTTATAAGCTTAATGTAAATACCATATGTATTTAGGCAAACTAACAGAAAAAAATTCATACACAAGAACCAGTAAGCTAGGGGTGAAGCACACCTATAACCGAATTAAAACAGTGGTTGAGTTAAGATGTGATGCATGTGATGTCGAGTTTAGAAGAGATCTAAGAAGCATGGATAAAAAGCGTCTTAGCAACAACTATTTCCATGTATGTTCAGACTGCGATGCTAAAAGATTTGCACAGCGTAAAGGTGTAGAGCAAAAAAAGATTTGGGATATGCCGGCTAGTATTGATCTACCAGTTTCTAAATATTAATATACAGAGAAAGATTAAATAAGTTTCCTTAAGGAGAATAAAAAATGTTTGGATTTTTAAAGAAAATTTTCGGTGCAGAAGAATCATCGCTGTATACTAAACCAGAAAGCGAAGGTAGGGTGGGCATTGACAAACCCAAAGTCACTCCTACTATTGAAGAACCAAAAGCAAAGCCTGCACAGGCAAAACAAGAACAGCCTAAAAAGCGTGGTCGTAAGAAAGCCGGTATTACAAAAACCGATCTTAACAAAATGACCAAAGACGAGCTAGAAGCTTACGCTAAGAAGCAACACAAAGTTGATCTTGACAAGCGTCGGAAGAAAGCAGATCTTGTTGAGGAAGTGTTGAAGCTTGCGAAGTAAATTCTTTGTAGAGCTTCGTGCTCGCTAAGTTCTTACACTTTGACTCGACCATAATGTCTGAGTATTCCCAAAACTCTTTTGCCCACGCATTACAGGCTGTATTCCACATATAGTCTGAGTGGGCACGGAGTTTTTGCTTTTTGTATCCCCAATCTAACAGTTCTGCCATATCCGGCTTTTTATCAGTAGGATGAAGATTAAGCAAATCCTCTCTGCTTAATGAATAGTGAATCACAGGACGAACACCTCGCCACGAATCTACTATACGCTTATATTGATCTGATTCGGGTGTAATGTAATGTCCTTCACGGACCCACTCGTGGTGTATATCAAGAACGAGGGCAAGGTCGTCGGCAAGTTCGAGACTGGCATCTGTGCCCCAGCACATTTCGTCATTTTCGATTGTGATAATGTTTCGTGCTTCTGGTGAGAGTCTTGGGAGGACTTCTTTAATACCTTGTGGCCCTTTTCTACCCGATATGTGTACATTGCATTTAAAGTCTTGAAACGATTGACCGTAGCCCATCCATCGTGCCATATCAACATGATATTCAAACTCCTCTATGCTTCTATTTACTATATCTTCACTTTCGCTAGCAAGTACAGTAAACTGACCAGGGTGAAAAGATAAACGCACGTCAAGATTGCGAGCAACATCCCCAACCCTTGCAAACGCTCGTTCGCAATAGTCGCGCACGTCGCCACGCTTCCAAAA